GTGGGCGTGCCGCCTTGCGTGGATGCAAAGCGCGTTTCCCCTTGAGCGATGATGTTAAGGGTAGCGTTCGCTGCACCTGAACGCTGGAAATTCAATGCCATACTTCCCAACATGCAGCCTGTATGCACGAAATAAGCTGGCACATTGGCATGACCGATTTCCGCCGCGAAGGATGGAAGGCTTGCCGCGCCGCTGACAAAAGTGTGCGTGAAGCCGCCGCCTGAGAGCGTTGCACCGCTTGCCACACCGTTGGCATTGCCAGAAGCCAGCGTGAAGTTGTTGCCCGTCGCCCCCAGCGTATCATGCACGATATTGAGCTTGGTGCCGCCGCCGTTGGAATAAGTGGCAGGCGTGATGCTGGCGTTGACCGAAGCGTTAAGGTCAGTTGCCAGCTGGGTGAGCGTAGCATTCAGGTTCGCGCCGATATTGGTTTGCGTACCCGTCGCACCCGAGGCAACGAAAGTCCACGTCACCCCGTTAATGGTGATGGTATGGGTTGCGCTTGGGTTTGCGGTGAAGGTGATGTCACCCGTTGCCGCCACGCCAGCCGATACAGGGTTGCCGAGTAGCAGTTGCAGCCAGCGGCCAAAGTCGCGGCCTTCCACTGGCACCACCAGATTGCCTTCGTCGTTAATCACATCACGGAACGGCGCACGCGGTTCGCGGCCTTGCCCGAGAAGGTCAGAGGAAAGCAGGTTTTGCTCCGCGCTTAAGTCCGAAGACACAAACGCGAACTTTTCCCAGTTACCAGTGGGTTTCACACCGTAAGTGGATTCTTTCAAGGCAAGCAACGTCGCTGCCGAGCCATAGGATCGAGCCATAAGATTTACTCCTGATTAGGGTTGGTTAATTGAGCGGGTCGGATGTGAAGTAGCGCACCATCACCTGCACCGTGGCGGCGCGAACGCTGGCAGCTCCTTCAATCGGTTCGTCTTGAAACTCTGGTGATCTGGCCTCGACCCATTCGGCAAGCCCATCCAGTGTGCGGTTGCTTGTGATGACTCCGCTTAATGCCACCAGCAGCACGTCTAGCAGCGCGTCGCGGGTGGCAGGGTCAGGGTTTTGCACCAGCACTTCCACCGTCACCAAATGTTCGTAAATGTAGGTGAGCGGCGAAAGCAGCACTTCGGGGTCTTGGGCGATACCATCACGCATCACCATCATGCCGTTTGTTGGCACTTGCTCGGGCTTATCGAGGTTGCGATAGACCTTGAGCGTGGCTGTTTCGAGCGTTTTCAGTTTGGTGAAAAGCCGATCCAGCACCTGTTCACGTTTGCTCGGCATTGGGGGATACCTCTTTCCAATTCTTCAAAATGGTTTGTGGCAGCTGGCCTTCGCGAGCGTTCACCACGGATTGATAATCCAGACGCTTTTTGAGCTTCACTTGCGGCACCAGCAGAAACATCACCACCGTGGTGAGGCCGCGCCCTGATTTGAGCGCGGATTCACTGGCTTTGCGGAAACCACCGCGCTTGCCCGTGCTGGCACGCAGGGAATCCACCACCAGCAGGGAGATTTTCCCTGGGCGATAGACAAAGCGCAGCCGCCCCAGCGAATGCTCGGGGAAGTTTGACGGGTTAATCCGCTTTCCACCCACACCGCGCTTCGGAGCGGCTTCGGTGGGGATTGCCAGAAAGAACCCATCTTTGCTTTTGATGAGCGCACCTTCATTGAAAGCGCGGATCAGCTTCGGGGCTTTGGAAAATACCCAGCCCGCCGCTGAAATAGATTTCTGGCCTTTGGGATAGAGCTTGGCTTGCCAGCTTTTGGCGAGCTTATTACCCAACCCTGCACCCGTCACTTGCCCCCGCAGGTCGTTCTTTATGCGTTCGGTCACCTCCGCCACGCCAGCAGTGACGGCGGCTTCCGCCGCCGCCTTTTGCTGCTCCATAAACTTATGAAGGTTTCCCGTGATAGCTGCTTCAATCCGCATAACAATCGACCTGCCAGATTAACCGCTCTGGGTCGCGGCGCGGCCTTGCTTGCGTTTTGTAGGTGATGCCGTCGATCATGAACTGGTCACCAGGCACGATGGTGGGGCAGTCAGAGACTTGGACTTCCACCACAAGGGTGGGAGTTTCAATCACTGACCCGCCCACATCCTGAAACACGTCTGGCGCACGAGTAATCACGCGCACCGAACGGTTCGCACCTAACATTGGCAAGAAAAAGGCTGGCTTTGACAGATTGCGGTCGTTGAAAAGAGCCTGAATCGCTGTGTCAAAAGCAGTCATTAGCTAATGTACGCAGAGTTCAGGCGCACGTTGCCCACCGTATCGCCCGAAGCAGCGGCAGCGGTAGCAACCCCGATTAGCTTGTTCGTAGCAACTGTGGTGGTGCAGTTACGCGCCGCGTTGTCCCAGTAGATTAACGCGCCGACTGTCCATGCAGCACCCGTTGCTTTCGTGAGGGTGAACACGCCGTCGGTGATCGCCTCCACCTCGGTGCTGATGGCGGCATCACCTGATGCCACACCAAAGAGGGAACCAACCAATAAGCCTTGACCAGAAGTCAGGGCATACGGGGCTGTGAGGGTCAGAGTTTTGCCCTCCATTACAAAGTTCTTCATAGGATTCTCCTTTTTTAGATACAAAAAAAGCGGCTCAAGAGCCGCTGGGTTACGTCGTCAGTTGGGAAAGGCTTATGCGCCTGGGTTTCTCCAGAAGCCGCGCCAGTCAATCGCTTTAGCCGCGAAATCGAGGCGTGCTTTCAGTTCCACACCATCGACATCAAAGCCAACACGACTTTCGAGATACACGCCTTCCTGACCTTCGAGATACGCATATTCAATCGTATCAATCTGGGCAGGATCTGCGGCGAGATACCAAGAAATTGCCGAAGCCGCATCGAGGCGCGGTTCTGCGATCACCTGCAATTTATTAGCAAACGGATTGTAGTCGCTGCTCTTGGTGTAGATGATGTTGGTCTGCGTCACGAACTGTTCGGCCACGGTTTCAATGGCGGCAGGCACAAGAAGATACTTGGCCATGACGTTGATAAAGCGTCCGTTCAAGCCTTTCTGCTTCCGCATACCCGCACGACCATCGCCCAGCGTTGCCACGCTGATGACTGCGCCAGCACCTGCAAGGTTGCCGTGGTTGGCATGGAACAAGGCTGTTCCGTCACCCATCGTCGGGTTGCTGGTGATGATGCCCCATACCGTATCGCTTTCAAGGTCTGCGGCGGCACGGCCAAACATTTCAGGCAAGCGCGTGAATGCCCCCAGATCATCGTTGATGATGGTCTGACGGGTAACAGCCACGACCTTGCCGTAAGTGGCAAGCGCGTATTGTTCCCGTGCTTCACCCACCGTGCCGCGTTTGAATTCGCCCGACTCGTTCACCTTATCCAGCGAAGGCGCATCGCCCAGCTGTGTGCGTGCGATGGTCTTGAAATCGGGGTTGGTGGTTTGGCGGGAAAACCCTTTGAAGGTTTGCGGTGCCGCTTCATAGGCACTGCGAAGGGTTTTGTTCGCCACGTTTGCCAGAATGAACGGAAAATCGCTGTTGGAATGCAATCCGCCGCGAGCTTCCAGCCCCAGCATCATGCCTGCCACTTCCGATTTGGAAAGGCCACGCGCCCGAACGCCGCGACGTTCAAGCATATCGCGCCCAATTTCCATCAGCGACATGCCGCGATACTCACGCGCACCATCATCCAGCTTGTATTTTTGTGGATCATGGCGGTGTAGCAGCGCATTTTCCACCATCGCACGCGCCGAATCCATCTCATCGCGCACAATCGAAACATGCGGACGGATTTCATTCGCGGGGCTACTGCGGCGTTCCAGTTCATCCAACACCAGCTTGCGTGCCTGAGTGACGGCAGTGCCATCATTCACCAGCTTTTGCGCGAAACTATCGGGCAACATGGCTGCACGGGTGATTTTGGTGATTTCTGCTACACGGCTCCGCTCAACCAACGCGCCTTCGGCACGCAGCTGATCGGGTTGGGTCGTATCCGCCGCGTCTGCCTGTGTTTCAGCGGCGGAGGTTGCCGACGGATTCTCCGTGTGATCGGGGAAGTCAGTCGGCTGGGTTTCATTGTACGTCATAGAACGGTTCTCCTTTGGGGGTTGGTAGTTAAGAATCTCACACGGGAATGTGTGAGGGTTGGAACGGATGCCAGCACCAGCATCCGCGCCGATAGGAACCAGCGAAATTTCGTATGGCTCCCAATCGACGGCACGGTAAAGCGGCACCGCGCCATCACTGCGAATGACCTCGTATCGGTGGACACGGTAGCCAACGCTGACGTTGCGGATGATGCCATCCCGAATCTTGCGAAGTATGGGTTCGCTTTCCTGGCCGCCGTCGATCTTCAGGCTGGCATAGCCAAGCCCGTCCTCGATGCGTGCGCTGCCGCCCACCACCACGCCCTTGATATTCTCAAGCGCGAAGTCGCTATGGGTATCGAGTACGGGGGCAGCACCAGAGTTCAGCCTGCCGAGGCGCACGGAGGTGGGGTTCACCACCAGCTCCTCGTCATACATCTCATCGGCCATGAAATTGTAACGCCGCACCACCGCGCCCGTGGTGAAAATGACATTGAACACGCGGTCTTCCGATTCCGCGTCCAGTGTCGCCATTCGCGTTTGCAGTGGCAGATTACTCGTTTGCAGGTTTGGGGGTTTGGTCATTACTTGCTCCATCGTTAGGGGTTTGCACCACGCCGCTTTTCGCTGTGGTGCGTGGGTCGCTATCCAGCACCAGGCCGTAAGCATCGAGTTTCTGCGCGGTGTCGGCGATTTCTTGCAGCTGCTGCTCGGGGTCGAATCCATGTCGGGCAATCGCTTCTTTCAGCGTCAGCGTGCCGTTACGCATCATCATGGTGTCGGCCTGCGCGTCTTTCAGCGGGTCGATCATCTCGAACTTGGGCGGTGTCCACGTCACCGCGTAGTCGATTTTGCTGATTTCCCCTGCGATAAAGGCGCGTTCGATAAACCGCCGCCACACGGGAGCGCACACTTTCGGGATGAATACCTGCCAGCGCAGCATTTCAATCAGACTGCGGAACTCTAGCAACCCAGCCCGAAGCGAACTGTAATTCACTTGGGAAAGGTCGCCCGTTAGCTGCTCGTAAGTAATGCCAAGCCCTGCGGCTATGGCGTGCAGCTGCACCCGTTCATAGGATTCATAGTTCCCATCACTGGTGGGGTTGCCGAAGCGGATGTCCTCACCAGGGTGCAAATACTCAATCATACCAGGGCGGAACTGTTCCACCCGCTGCGGTTCGCCACTTGTGCCACCGCTGGCAGCTTTGTTCACCACATTGCCGATGATGGGTCCGTCCGCGCCGTTATTCTGCACCACGAAGGCGGCAAAGCAGGCTTCAATCTTTTTACGCCACAATTCCGCGTCATCATAACCGTCAAGGTCACGCATCCGCACCATCGAGGGGGCATAAGCCGTGACTCCGCGTGTTTGACCAGGGCGGAGCTTGCGGAACACATGCACCACCATATCGGCAGGCACGCGCACACTTTGGAAACGCGCCGATCCAACAATCAGTTCGCCAGGGTGTTGCGGCCACATCCAATAAGCCACACGGCGGTTTTGCTTGTCGAACTCTATGCCTTGGCGAATCGTGTTGCCGTTTTCTCCCACGGTGGATTTTGCCGTGTCGAGGAAATCCGCCTCCAAGATCTGCAATTGCAGCGGCACGCGCATGGTGCTGCTGAGTCCTCGATCCCGAAACAGAATGAAGCATTCGCCGCTTTCATACATGGCACGCGCCGCGAGTGCCTGAAGCCCGTAGAAATCCAAATCACCATCCGCATCACAGAACTGGCACCATTCATTCCATGCCGCCATGATCTGCTTATTCAGGCGTTCCGAACTGGTGCGCGCCTGCGCGGTGATGCCTGTGCCGATAGCATTGCCGACGAAAATCTCCACCGCCTTGCTGCCATAGCAATTATTCCGCACCAAATCGCGGGAACGCTCGCGCAGGCGATTACCTGCACCGCTGATTTCCGCATTGGCCGAAGTGCCGCTGGTGATCCAGTCATCAATCCGCCTGCCAGTTTTCGCGCCTTCATAGCCACGCGCCAGCATATCCATTGCGATTCTGGCTTGCTTGCGTTTGAACGCCGATTGTGGGGAAAACACCCCGATGATGTCATCAATCCACATGGCTAATCCCTC